GGCTGCAGCGTTGGACAGGTGTCCCCGATCTTGAGCTTGGGCGCCTTTGGCTGCAGGGTGAGGACTGGCAGCTTCATATCCACTGGAGCTTTCCGTGGGTGACTGTTTTGAGCTTGATGTTGGGCACGTCGCCGGACTTGACGTACAGCTTGCTGATGCCAGGGAAACGATTGACGATCTGCTGCAGCTGGGCTTCGTGGTCTTTCGCACGTTTGTCCTTGCCACCAAGTTCAGCTTGGATACCGCCTTCTGCGAAGTACTTGGTCTTGGGGCAGTACCCATCAATACGGACCACACCCTTGTAACGCTTGAACGACCTGAGGGTCAGCTCAAAGTCTTCACCAGATGACTGGCGTGGACGGTCATCACCGCACATTGCTGGATCGCCCGCAAACGTGCCGTGGAAGATGCCACAGATGTATCGCAAGCCGACAGTGATAGTTGGCTTGAGGAACATGCCATTGGCCACAGGGTTGATTCCCCAAAGCCTTGCTCCGGTGTTTTGACAGACCTGGAAGCCTTTTGACACAAGGCGGTCAAGGTCGCCGGTGTAAGCCTGCAAGGCGTTGCCATCTTTGACGTACAGCCCAGCGATGTCGTCATCCAAGTTCAGGATGCGTGTGCCGGGCTTGTAGTAATGCAGGTTGTACCAGATGCGTGAGTTGATCAGGCCTGGCTGGCTGATCACAACCTTGATGCCCAGGCCAATGGCTTGGAGGGCAGTGTCATAGAGGTGCTTTTCATTGCTGTCCGCCACAAAGACGGTGACCCGGCTGAAATCAGCATTGGTGCGTTTCAGCGTTGTGAGCGTTTCTGTGATCAGACGCGTTGGCCGCTTGTAGCTGGGGATTGCGATCTGATAGTCGATCATGCAGCCAAAGCCTCAATCAGCTTCATGCCCACGTATTCACCACGCTTGCGAGCGGCTTCCACCAGGGCCTTGGCTTCTTCATAGTCTTCAGGGCGGAATTCAATCTGGATGGCCTTCATGACACCATCAGCTAGCTCTGCTGTTGGATCGTCTTCCAAGTCATCAAGGGCCGACAGGTCAATGTCCTCACCAAAGGTGGGCAGGTCATCACCCCAGCCGAGCAGGGTCAGGTCGTAGCCAGCTTCACCCAAGGCTTGCAGTTCAGCCTGCAGCACGTCGTCATCCCAAGTGCTGTTGAGTGCCAGCTGGTTATCAGCAATGACGTAGGCACG